CTTCCTAGTGAAATGGGTTTAGCATTATGGTCTTTCTGGTCATCTCAAGATCCTGACTTTGCAGGAGAATGGGAAGATGCAGGTGATCACGATACTCCTTGCACTACTGCTTGGTATTCATTTAAAAGTGGTGGTATTGGTTTAGGTACTTTAATCTGGTTGGCCGATAGAGAAGATCCTGAAAGACATAGATTTTCTGCTGAGAATAAAAAGATTGTTAGTAAAGCTGAAGACAAACAGGTTCAAGAAATTAGAACTTCTACTCTTGATTTTGGTGATGTAATTAAACGTGCCAAAAACATTCTTGAGTTGGATAACCCTGCTGAGATGAACTACAAGTTAAATACTTTGGCATTAAAAGCTGGTTATAGAGATCAGTCATCTTTGGAGAAACTTATTGTTGACCAGATTCAATATGAAAGCCAAAAAGGTATTTTAGATTTGGCTGACCTTTATGCTTTAGATATTCAAAGAGAATATTTGATACCTGACATTCTTCCTACTCCTTCAGTTGTTCTTATTTATGGTGCAGGTGGTGATGGTAAATCCATGAGTGCTTGGACTATGGCAAAACATATTGCTACTGGAGATCCTTTCCTTGTTAGAGGTAGCAAAGTTCCAGTTGATAAAGGTACTGTTCTTTTGCTTAATGGAGATCAACCTCTATCTCAGTTAAAAGAGCAACTTGAAGAAGTTAACCTTCCTGTTACTAGCAATGTAAAAATTCAAACTGATTGGCAGTTACAGAGATATGCTCAGTTCATTAAATTAATGCAGGAACATACTCCTAAGTTAGTTGTTATCGACTCTCTTATTGGATGTAGTGGTGGTAGAGCTTTTGATGAAAACAAATCAGATTTTGCTCAACCTTTGTATTGGCTAACTAGAAATAATGGTGTTCTCTTTCCTAAGACAACAATCCTTATAATTCATCACGCTAATAAGAATGGTGGATTTAGAGGAACATCTGCTATCAGAGATGCTGTTGATGAAACTTGGAAACTATCTAAGCCAACTCAGGAACAAGTAAATAAGGTTGGTCGCTCCAGTAGATTTATTACCATTGAAAAATCTAGGTCTGGAAGAATGGGAACTCAGATGGTAATGAAAATGAATGATGACCTTACATTCTCTATAGCTGATTACACTCCAGAAGTTTCTAACGATAGTGAATCTCCTACAACTGTTCAAGATAAAGTTCTTCAGAAACTAAGAAAGATTCATCCAAAAACTTATACGATTAACCAGATGATTCACGATCCAATGGTTGATGGTAAAGATGCTGCTATTCGTAAATCGTTCCAAAGATTAATTAAAAAAGGTCTTATCGAACTGATAGAAAATGAAGATTCTAATAAGTCTTATAAAGCTATCCTCGCGTGTGGAGAGGGTGCATATCTTGTCCCATTGGAAGAATCATAGTTATACCAGTTAGTTTCGGTGGGACAACTATGTGAGACAAGATAGATTGTCCCATTGTTTTTGGAACGTGAGACAATTATACTTGTCCCAACCACTTGTCCCATACCAAATCAATGTTCTGGAGCGTGATTACAAAGAATGGGACAATCTCAGCCACTCTCCCCAGAGAAAACACTATTTAACATCATTAGATTATCAACGTATGACAACACAACAAAGAATCGAAGCTGCAAAACAAAGAATTGCTGAATTGGAACGATTAATTAAGGCTTGGGAGACTAAAAGTTAATACAATGAGAATGTGATAATATAAATTAAAAAGATATTCATGGCTCAAGCTGGTAAAAAACCTCATGGTAATAAAAAGTATTATCATGTTTTAATAGATATAAACAGAGGAGAATTATTTGATAAATACATTCGTGAACAGCTAAAACTTAAGCCTACGTCTTGGATTAGAGATATTGTTTACAAATTTTTACAAGACAATATTGATAAAAATGAGTACGATAAAGCTCTAAAAAAGGATGAAGAGAATTGGAATCAAGCCGTTCAAAACCGATTACAAGGTAGGGCACTATCTAAAATCCTTAACACTATAAGAAAAAACACAAAACAAAATGAGTGACTCTAAAAAACTACAAAGACTTAAAGAGATTAGACGTAAAAACTTAGAAAAAAATTTATTAGACGTTCAATTAAAAGGTCAAGATCATTATGTTTTCATTAATGATAGAAAAAAAGCACAAGTTGTTTTTAAAGATGGTCAATGGGTTACTGAACATATAAGAACATCCATTTTAAAATTTAATTATGAGGTGGATAAGATAAGAAATTTATTGGTACGAGATTTTACGGATGAAGAACTTAAGGAATACGAAAAAACTTTTTTATAGGATTAGTTTTCTTTTCTGCTTTTACTTGACTTACAACAAGATTAGCTTCTAGTTCTACTAGCCGTCCCAACATCGAAGCAAGAAATACATCTTGTTCTAACTTATGCCTTACTAGATGAGTGCAATACCTTTTTATATCTATTACATCATCACTTGCCATAATTTCTCTACAACGCATTTCAACATCTAACTTCATTTCTAAAGGTGCTGGCTCAATGTCTATGTTGAGAAATTTGTTTATTTTCATTTTACTGGAAATAATTTTTCTTCTATCATTTTGACAATGGCATCATCAACATCATTGTCAGATTTAGCAGCAAGATCTTTTAAAAGACTTACAGCAGCTTTGCGTAATGATTCAGATTTACCAAATTTGATAAATAAACCGATTAAAAATTTTGACATGATGTTTTATGTTCTTTCCTAAACATACCAAACATTATTGGTTTTGGCCTTCTAATCTGCTAACCGCTTGCGATAACTGGTTTAATCTGTTGTAAATATCTATTATGGTACGTTCTCTACGATTACTCATGTTTGACAAAACCATAACAAATGCGGTAGCTCCTGCTCCTAGTAAAGCTGCCTGTACTTCTGTCATTTGCTTAAATTCCTAATTATGTCTAGTATGACTAATAAAACAAGTTATGGCAGAAGAAATTAAAAAAGGTCCACTTCAAAAACTGAAGGAGAACATTACTGATAAAGAAGAGCAATTAGCTTTTATATCTGTAATCGTGAGACTTAGTGTTGTCGCTTGGAGTGGCTTCATAGTATCCCTTAACTATATTTCGCTCCCTGGTTACAGTAACGAACCAAAGGATATAACTTTTCCTGCAAGTTTGTTGACAGGTGCATTAGCCAGTTTTGGTTTAGAAGGTGCTAAGAAACGTGGAGATGGTACTTTCAAACCAGACGAAAAACCACTAAATAAAAAAGAAGTTGAAGCGTTACTAGCGTCACAATCGGGTGGTTATCAGACAGTTAGAATTGAAACACCAATTAAAATTATTGGCACTAAAGTTGTCGATCCAAAAAAATGAAAAGACTAATCCCATTCTTGTTTTTATTATCAGCACCAGCTTACGCTGATATAACTTCTTCTATCAGTTCATCAGTAAAGCTAGAGGTATCAGCAGCAGCTACGGCAGCAGATCGTATCGGAAACTCATACAGTGTTTCTGGAACGGGAGTTAACACAACAGACGGTACAACTGCTGGAAGTGTTGGAGGATTAGGTGCTGCAACTAACGGAGTAAACGCTTATACACCAATTACTGCGTCACAATTAACTGACGGGGAAAGTTTCAATTACACGGTTTCTCACACTACTGGAGATACAATCGGAACAAGTTTAACAACAGGAGAAGTTAGTGCTTTCGGTGATTTAACCAGTACATCTGGAGGAACAGCAACGAATCTAGCTGGTACGGTTGATAATCATGTAATTACAATTACAGCAGGATCTCAAGGTACAAGTGCCACTGGACAATATGTGACCACAGTAACGGTAGACTAATGAATCATGCGGAAGCTTTTATTACTATTTCTTTTATATGTTTTACCAGCTAATGCAAATATCGTTCCAAATTTTACCACTGGCACAATGTCCAGCACGACTTCTACAACTTCTACATTGTCAGAATCTATTACCAGTAAAGACTTTAAGACAGGCTACGAATATACAGTTACAGGAACAGGAATATCACATGATGGGGGAAGTATGTCTCCTACCGCAGTTGAAGTTAATGGAACTGTAGGAGGTACTACTTATAAATGGACAGGAGTAGATATGACAACAAAACCAAACTGGACACAAACCAATCCTACATCGGGAGATTCTTTCCAGTTTACAGAAACATATCATGGCCCTGGTTTGCAGAACATAACGACAATCCAAAGAGACATAACAACAGAATCCGTTACTACTACTACCTCTGTATTCTCGCAATAATCTTAAGTCCTGTAAGAGTTCTAGCTAATGCAGTTAGCCAAAGTAATAGTGGATCAGTAACTAATCAGAACTGGAATGTAAATAATGGTAGCTTTCATACGAACCAATATGGAGGTGGGGTTGTATGTCAGGGAGCAATGATGACCATAACTCCATTTACTACTTTTAATTCAAATTACAGAAAACCTTATCGGGATTATTACACTACACCAGTGTATGACCAAACAGATATAGTTGGTGATTTTGATGACGATGGTTCACCCATCGGAGACGGAACACCCGACAATCCAGGGGTCGTACTTTTTGAACAATTAAATTATTCTGGAACGAATAAAGATAGCTACGCACTAGGTACTGGTATAACCTTGAACTTTTCTATTCCGTTAGATAGACAATTAACTAAGCAATGTAAAGACGCTGCTAAAACTCAAACTGATATACAAAAACAACAACTCAAAAACCTTGAGCTTGATTGGCATTTTGCCAGATTAAAACATTGCGGTGAGAAGAAGATTGCTGGAATACGTTTTAAAAAAGATAGTCCTTATTATGATCTTTGCTCTGACATTGAAATAACCCCTCGTGCAAATCAGGTGTTACCTCATGCTCATAAATTAAAGCAGTAGACAAGTACGGGTGAACTTGCCTACCTAGACACCCTATCCATCGCCAGAAAAATAGGGTTCTTTTATTCTACTTTATCTTTCTTCTTTGTCAGCTTTTTAACGATATTTTTTACTAGCGGTTTGATGATATTAAGAAGAAGTGGACTACTGGCAGCGACCAAGCCAATAACAGCAGTAGATACAATAGTAGAAACCTCTGGAATGTACTGATCCTTGAATGGTACGTCTTCATAGATAGTTATACATCTAGTCCCATCTTCGCTTTTTTCATGGCCGATAACACGTTCCAATCGTGAACTGTTACGAAAGTCATTTATGCGTTGGTCTTTTGGACCTGGGCAGGGAACTACTTTTATCTCTTTCTTCTCCTTCGGTATATCTGGTTTTACTTCTTCTTGTATTGGTGTCTCAGTATTCTCAACTCTTTTTTCTTGTTCTTTATTTTCAACAATCTGTATCTTTCTTCTGTCATACAACATAGGTGTAAATGTAGGCATGGAGCCATACGGACAGGAAATAGTTGTACCTGTTGGATCGTCATCATATAACGCAGTATTCTTAGAACTTGCATCCCTGTGATATTTCACACATCCAGGTAATTTTATAGATGGTGGTGGTACGTTTAATACTTGATATGGATTATATTGCGGTATGTTGATCTTTATTTCTGGAATAGAAATATCAGGAATATCAATCAAAGGCATCTCGTTTCTTTAATATCTCTACTTCTGAAAAACATTTAGGACAGGATAAGTTAGTCATTATTGAAAACTCAGGATAACCATTCATCCCATCTTCAATATCAATATCACCACCTATTATTAATTCTGTATTACACCAGTAACAGTTCATTATATTTTGGGTTGTTTAAACTTAGGAATTGTTGGGCCTGTTACATCAGGTAATGCATTATCTAAAATATCTGGCATAAGTCCTTGTACATTCCCAAGGATCTCATTCATTACTTTCGCCTTAAAATTTTCTGATGTTACATATTTATATCCAAAGTACGCTCCACCACTCATTGAAGCTACCATTACAAAAGAGACAATACTCAAAACATTAGCAATTTTTTGAAACATGATTAAAGATGCCTTTTTAAAAGCTTTAGTACCTGTCACTATTATAACCTTCACAGGAATCTGTGCTTTAGCTCCACTTTATATAACTTTAGGAGCTTTAAATAGATCAATTAACTCAAATAATCTTAATGTTAAATGACAGAGATATACGATCTTCTGTAGTTTCATTTATTTCTACTCTATGAGTAAAATTTGCAGGGAATATCATCATTGTTCCATCGGTATATTGTGGGACGTATTCTGGTAACATTTTTCTTTCTTTTAAATAATCTGCATTAGTGCTGTATAAAAGATTTGCGTCCCTATAGCCTACATCCATATTGTCAAAAACAAATCTACCTGATTCTGGAGTTTGTTTTATCCATAAGACTCCAGCAAGTTCGCAATTAGGATGTCTATGAGAAACATTATAAGAAAAAGGCCCATTTACATTTAGCCACATCTGAACAAGATCCATTTGACGACCCACACGAAACTCATTCGTCAATTCTGTTACGCAAGGAATTAATTTATCTTTAAAAGGTGTAAAACCTTCTTCCGTAAAAACTTCCTTCGATAAACTTTGCCAGCCTCTTTTGTTTGATATTTTAGAGATACCACAATCTTGTTTTTTGTACTCGTAAATCCAATCAATGAGATCTTGTTTAAAGCTATCAAAATCTTTTATTGTTCCACTTGTTACTTGAGTAGGAAACAAATATTCAGATTTTAAATTATTCAGCAACTTCTTCTGTTTCTTTTATTAGTTGTTCTAATTGAGATTTTGCTCCATTTAGTTCATATATTTTTTTCTCACAATTTTTTACAACTTGTGTTGCTTCATTATAATTATTAACGATTTGCTGAAGCTCTTTGTTGATAGCTTCTAGCTTTGTTTTAAAGTCAACTGCCATTAGATTGATATTGTAATACTCTACTAATATACTAGCTTCCCTTTAATGCTGCAACTTCGGTTTCCAACTCCTTAATTGCTTCTATCAATACTGCAATTAAACCACTATAAGCAACACTTTTTTCGCCTTCTTCTCCTTCTACTATATCTGGATATACTTTTTCTACATCTTGAGCTACGATTCCAAGTGCTTTTGCTTTGTTATCTATGAAATTATAACTATAACCTTTTAATTTTTTTAAGTTTTCTAAAGCGTTTGTTAAAGGTTGTATATTCTCTTTTAAAGCTATGTCTGAAGTTTCATTTACAGTTCCAATCACAGTTAAGCCAGTATTGCTTGTATTGGTTTTTTGTAAGCCATTATAAAATGTACGCCATTGACCATTTCTATTTCCGTAAGCATACCATTCATTTTCAATATCATTAAAAATACCAGCAATGCTACCATTGTACATAAATACAGCACCAGCAGCTATTGAATATCCGAGCCAACCTCCAGTCGTACCACCATTTATTTGAATTGACCCATAATCACCAGTAGTCGGTGCTAAATACATAGCATCTGTATTGGTGTTACTAAGGTCTGAATCTAAATATATTCTTGCGTGAGTTGCATCTAAATATACTCTTGCATCACCATCAGCACACACATACATCCCCCATTCAGCATTAAGTGGTGTAAAACTAGCATTACCATGACTAAAACCAATACCGTACATATTAGCTAAAGTACTTTCAGCAGGGTTGTAAGAAGAACCAATTGTGTAGATAGGATTTGTTTTTGTATCGTTAGCACCTACGTTGTTATAGGTTCCTTCAAAATGCCCTGTCTGATGCTGACTTCTTCGTAAAACTGTACCAGTTAACTTTACATTTTTTTCCATACATATATTACCTGTCGCTGTCGGTTCAATCATCATATAAGTAGCCATACTATTTGCAGCACTACCATTTTGCAATCCAAAATATAAATTACTTCCGTTATGTGCTATTGCAGCAGCATCACCTGTACCGCCACCATGAACCCACATTCCTCTTGCACCCCAACTGCCCCCATCATTAATACTTCCAAATCCACCCGAATAAGCAGTATATGAATCAGGATCAATAGCTGTTGTACCAGCACCAAAAGCTGCTTTAGCTAAGGTAACGTTTGTTGTAACAAGTAATTCATGTGAGGAATTATTGGCACTCGGTCTAAGGTAAATGCTACTACCAGAGGAACAACTAATATAAGTATTAGTGTCATTACTAATTATCATGTACTCAGAATTTAAAGTCTGATCTGCGTGTTTTAATCCAAAGTAGCCTGAGTAGGCTTCTCCCATAAATCCGTCTACAGCAGTACTAATATCAACTCTTACTCTTGATGAAAAATTACCATTACCTGTAACATAAAATTGACCATCATTAGCAAGTCTTATAGAACCAGAACCAGATTCCGCTTCAAAAACGCTATATGCTGCATTACCACCATTGTTTGAAACTCTACAAGTTGCTGCTGTACCGAGTGTAGTTGCAGAACCATTATTAGAAACGTGTAAAACTCCAACACCAGTTGCAGGTGGGGTTGCATTTAAAATTGATGTAACACAAGCACCATCTATTGTTAATACACTTTTACTATCAGTACCATTACGAATTATAAAAGTACCAGCATCATTTCTAAGTTGATACTGATCACCACCATCAGTATCGTTCATAACGATTTTTGCTAGTGATGAAGATACAGTTAAATCACCTGTTACGTCAATACCAGCACTAAAATCACAATTACCTGTAAAAGTGGTAGCTCCGCTAGAAGCTATTGTTAATCTAGTTGTACTGTTAGTTTCATCTTTTACTGCAAAGGTTCCATCTTGGTTTTGTATAGAAAAATCACTATTATGTTCTGTGTCAGTAAGAAAAAGAGAGGGAAAAGAAGTATTTATTGCAATATTTGATGAAAAAGAGGGAGATATTTTTGTTCCAGCTATCGCTGCACTAGCATTTATATCAGCATTTAATATGGTGCCGTCTTTTACTCCACCTGTACTAACTTGTGTAAGTGCCATTTACCCTGCCTCCAATGCTTCTACTTTAGCAGTAAGTTCTTGTACTGCTTTTATTAAAGGTGCTATAAATTCTGCATATCTTAAGCCATAATTTGTAGTTCCTTGAATTTTCACATCTCCTACATTTTTACCAGTTGGGAGTGGATCATCTTCTGTATATAAAACATCTGATACTTCTCCTTTAATAAACCCAGCAAAGTCAGTTGTAGATTTGCTTATATCACTTAATACTGTTTCTATATCCTGAGCAATTAGACCATAATGAGTTCTAGTTTTACCGTTAAATTTGTAAGACACTGGTTTTAATTTATTAATAAACGATAAACCTAAATCAGAATCAACTATTGTATTTTTTTCATTCCTATCAGAGGTATTAATTGTTCCGTTTGTTGCAAAAACATCATCCCAACGATTAGCACTTGAACCAAGATCATGTTGATTATCTTCTTTTGGTATTATTTGTTTTGTACGAACAATACCTCCAAAAGGACACAAGTATAAATCATAAAAAGCAGTAGCACCAGAAGCACCACTTAAATTTCCTACCTGTAAATAAGGTCTTGCAGAATCAACACTATTTCCAAGTCCACCTATGTATAAAGACATAGATGAATTGCTTGAAGTTCTGACTCTTAAAGTAGATTGGGTTGCGGATGTTGCTAAATTATTTGCATTGTTGTCAAAATTATGAGTTGGTTTCATTGATACAAAACCACCATGTTCGTCACCTTCATTTGCCCCAATAGCAGTATTTATAGCAACTCTTCCAGACGAATCTATACGCATACGTTCAGTATTTCCTGTCGTTAAACCAATCGTGTCATTAGAAGGGAACGAAATAAAAGTATCTAAATCTCCTATGTGTTTAATTTTTTCATTTATATCTAATGAACCACCAGTTATTTGTACACCTCCTGTTGAGGTGATAGCTCCTGTTACGTCTATACCAGCAGCAACGTCTAGATTGCCGTTTATATTAACTGTTCCATCAGAAGATATTGTTAACCTATTTGCAGAATTAGTTGCATCTCTAATTCTAAATTGACCATCATTGTTTGCTACAACATAGTCAGGGTTATTTCCTGTATCAGTTAGATTAAGTTTTGGTGTACCTCCAGATATAGTTATTTCATTTGCTGAAGTGCTTATAGCTGATGTAAATGTAGGATCAATTTTACTTCCAGCTATCGCTGCACTAGCGTTTATATCGGCATTTACAATCGCTCCATCGGCTATCTTTGCACTCGTAACGCTATTATCTGCTGGTTCACTTACTCCTAAACTTTTAAATGTAAGAATGAAAAAGTCTGCTCCCGTTGCTGGTGCGTCACCCAGGATAATATCATTTCCATCTACACTAAAACCTTCACTTGGCTGACCTGTTCCTGCTACTGGCTTTTGGATAACACCATTAATACTGACCAATAATTGCTGTGCAGATACAGAAGGAGGTTGGCTAAGAGTAAATCTATATGCAGATCCGTTAAATGTTGCACTACCACCACCTGTTGCAGAAGATGAGCTAAGTGTATTTATTGCAATATCACTACCACCACCAGCTATTTCAGCAACACTACCATTGTCCATCTTGGTAAATAATTTACCAACATCAGTTCTTATCGCTACTTCACCGACAACAAGATCACTAGCACCTGGATCGCTACCAGAACCTCTTTTATGTTTTATTACGTTAGCCATGAGCTATAACCTCCTAGCTCTAATAAGATCCACCGTCTACGGTTATACCATCAAATGTTGTTAGGTTTGTAACCGAGCCTCCTGTTATTGCAACAGAGTTGGCAGCCTGAGTAGCAATACTGCCTAATCCTAGTGTTGTACGGGCAGCAGCAGCATCCGCATCATCTATCAATGTCTTTGCATAGTTAGACAAACCAAGTGCTGTAAGGGCTGCTGTGGCTGTTGTAGCTCCTGTTCCACCATCTCCAATCGCAAGCGTTCCAGTGATTGAACTAGCATCAAGTTTTACAGCGATTTCTGTAGACTCAATTACAAGACCACCATTAGCTTTGAGATCAACGGATAAAGTATTACCAGATTTATCAAGACCATCGCCAGCTATTATCTGACCAGCACCAGAGAACTGTGCAAATGTTAGGTTATTCGTTCCAACAACAGCAGATCCAGTATCAGTAGTACAGGTAAATCCGTTTTCTGCATTAACTGTTCCCTGTTCTACAAATACGAAAGCACCAGCAGCGTTAGAACCCGTTCCCATGTCTGTGGTACGAGATGGTGCTCCAGATGCTTGGACATTATAAATACCATTCTGTGACGCAGTACTTTGGTTCTTAATTAATATTCGATCACCAGTTTGTAAAGTAACACCATCTATAGATTGACCATTAGCAAATGCAGAAGATAGTGTGCCATTCGCAGTAGTTGTGGCGACCACAGAATCTTTGACATCTAATCCTTGGGCAACACCATCTACATAACCTTTGTTTGCAGCATCAGCATCAGCAGTAGGATCTGCTAGGTTTGTAATTTTCTGAGAGTTAAATGAAACAGAGCCAGAAGGCACATCCATCTGATTCAATCTATTTGTCCTAACTTGAGTATCGAAATTTGATATTTTTGCAGCAAGAATCGAAGGTATATCAGCAGGTACTAATGCTCTAAATGTAGGAGCAGCAGCACTTCCTGATCCTGGGCCAGCTAATACAGTATTTGTAGTTCTAGTTGTATCTTTATCCCAAAATCCACCAATACCACCAATTTTTATAATGCTCGTAGCGGAACCTCCCGCTCCCCCCGTGCCCTTACCCACAAATAGGGTTTCGTTACCTTCACTAAATGCTAATTCTGCATTGGCTAGTGAAGTAGGTGCTGACGATCCAGTAGATCTTTTAATTCTTAAGGTGTTTGCCATTTTAGAAGTTTCCTCCGTCTACGAGATTTTCAACGGTGCGAGTTTGATCTGCTTTAAAT